GGAGAGAGAAACTTCGTGGCACATCAATAATGGCAAGTCATTTTGTTTGGCCCCATCTCCATGCGTTGTACCTATCAAGTTATTTCCATACGTTGTATATTTACGATGTGAAGGGGACCTATCAAATTTTATGTTTGGGTGCTCGTTGTACCAGGAGTAGATTGAATCCATTAAGAAGAACCCTGACATCTCATCATGATTAGATACATTATAGACTACTTCCAGGTCTGCAATACATACTAACGTGCTAATAATATCGATATATAGTTGCTTTGCCATTAAGAACGCGTCGAACCATTTAAGATGCGTATCTTGTTGCGTTCCTTTTGTTGTTTGATTTCGCGTGTTATCCGTGTTTAAAACGTCGTTACCTACAATAAGTATTATCTTATCTATATTAAAGCCTTTAGACTTGCTTAAAATAGACGATACACCATCCTTAACACGTTGCACTGCTATCTGAGTATTGTACTCTTCACCTGTTTCGAATACTGAGCATAGCTTATTTACGTGAATGTCGCTTGGATCGATAAGTAAGCAGTGTGATTCTTCCTCTGATTCCGTTCTAATTATCTGAATGTAGTTAGGTTTAATATCCTTGACCGATGCAATAAAGTCTTCTTTAAAGTCTTCGTATTTAAAAGTGTCAGTCTCACCTTTAACGTTAATAGAATAGTGCTTTCCTTTATACCAATAGTTTTTGATTTTATCAGGGTCTATTCCAACTGCTTCACACTCTTCAAATACACCTTTGTTTTTTTCTCTGCTTATGATTTCAGAAGCTAATCTTCTTTTGCTGTCAGAATATTCTAGATTTTTTTCTGCACAGATTTTCTTTGCAATTTTAGTGATAGAAACTCCTTGTTTGTAAAGCTCTATCATTTCGGTTTTAAATTCAACCATTTAAAATACGTATTGGTACAAATAAGTAACTACGTATTTAAGTAATTGTTTTTATGCAACAAAAAAACCAGCCTTATTTTAGACTGGTTTAAATTTCATCGTTTAAAAAAATTAAGTATTATTTCTTTCTTGGGTGCATGAGTAAAGGTAAACTTCCCATCTATACGATGCGTAAAGCCTTTGTCGTTTAGGTTACGTTTAAGGCTACAAAATCTGCATTCGATAGTCTTACCCTTATTTGCTTTTATCTTGTATCTAGAGTCATCTAAATGGTAAAAAAACATAGGGTAGTTATTTCGACAGGTAAAGCATTTTTTTCTCATAATCTATCATATAATGATTTCTCACTTGGGCTTAAGTCTTCATAAGTGCAACTAAAACCGTTTATCATTTCTTGCTCTGTAAAGTATGCTTCGTTTTTATATCCTAAACCTACTTTTGTTTGCATTCTAAGTTTCTCTAACTCCATACGTTTTAAGCCCTCTATTTGGCATTTATGTACCTTTGTAGCACGTTTGTTTAACTCTTTTAATATAGTCACGTTAAACGGCTGTCTTTGTAGTCTACGTGTTAAATCTTCCGTAGCTAATTTTCTTGCATAATCACTTGTCATAATATAAAAAATATTGTAATCGTTATTACTATAATCGCTAGTATCATTTTTGCTACAAACATAACTATAAACTTGTATAATATTGTGGATAGTCCTGTGGAAATACTTTCTTTTTAGCGTCTTTTAATCTTTTTTTAATTTTACGCTCCTCTTCAATGTGGCTAATTACCCAGTAAATTGCACCACCTAATACTAACTCAATCATTTTCTTTTGTTTTAAATGTTTATATATGGACAAATATAATACATTTATTATAATATCATAACATTTTCAATATATATTAATGAAGTTTTATTTTTTTTACTTCCATTTAGCATATTTTTTAAAGTATGTTTATTAATACACTTTGAAAAACTAGCTTCTTTTGTATTTGCATAAAATATTCCTGTTTGTAAATCTACAATGCATTTAGATTTAGAATTATTAATACTCATTATGTGTTTTGTTTTATCACTATGCTTCCTCCCTGTTTGTGATTTGGATAGTTTAATTCTTGTTTCTATACTTGCTTTTTTACCTATTTGGCAGATAGACCTATTAATTTTAGATTCTTCTGAAATAATGAATTTAATATCATTTTCACCAGGCAAGACTAAATTTAAACCTAATTTTCTATCTAAAACATTAAATAAAATTCCATAATAATTTTCTTTTTTATATAGTTCATTAAAACTACATTCTTCTAACACTTCAAAAGTGTGATTTTCTACTCCATATTTTATAAGGGAATTATAAATTTTAGGTTGAGTTTTGCAAGATAGTTTTTTATATCTTCTAAATCTCACCTCTATTTCTTTTGATGATCCTATGTAAACTTGATTTTTAGGATTAGTTATTTTATAAATTCCTACCATAAAACAAAAAAGCTATTAGCTTTCGAGGTCGCAGTCTCTACTCACTAATAGCAATTTATTAAAATATTTTACATCGTATCTGCGACAATACAGATGTAAATATACGAATAATTATTATAAATTAATATACTTTATTCCATTTTCAACAAAATAATCTTTATTAAGTATTTTATTTTGCATATCTCTCCATGTCAATCCAAACGCTTTCTGAAAATGAGGCGCATCTTTAAACTTCCAATCACCACCCCATTCGTAACCTTTGCTTTTAAAGTATTCTACTACTAACTTAAAGTAAGGAGAGCTAATATTCCAATCTATACTTTCAAAAGTTCCATTATTATCTTTATCTAGTAATATAGCGATATCAAAAGCTAAAGAATAGTTATGTATCGATTGACCGCCTTTAGCGTTCGTAACTTTAGGTCTTTGGTTGTATAGCTTGTTTTGTTCTTCTACGCTTCGGTAAACGTACGCAAAACGCAATCTAACACCCTTTGGTAACTTATTATTACATTCGATATAATAATTCTTTAACTCTTCTCTGATTTTAGGATGTGCAGTTGCTATCCTATCAATTGTTAGTTGGTCCATTACTCAACAGCTAAATGAGAGATTGACTTAACTGTTGCTCCGATTGTAAGCAATACACCTCCTACCATTGGAAGTGGGGTTACTAACACACCCCCTACAATTGTAAGTGCTACACCTACTTTACCAACTTTTACCCAAAACTTTGGCCTTGGAGCTTTTATTCTATCTAGTATTTTCATAATTTATTTTATTAACATTAAACCTATCTCATCTGTAAAAGCCTTGAATTCTCTATAATCAAAATTATTATCAATTGAATCTTTAACAAAATCTAAACCTATATATGCTGTAAATTGACCATTGGTTAATATAGGTGCAATTACTATGCTTTTTATTCCTTGTTCTTTTAACGCAATTCTTGTTGCATTTTCTCTTATTTCATTGATGTTTGAATACACCATTTTATCCAGCATTATTTCCTGTAAAAACATAGGGAATAAAGAAGTCGGTAAATTTTGCAGCCGCATAGCTTCGGAAGATATACCTTTGTTACACACCTCAAATGCCATTGATTGATGGTTTTTATGCTTTCCATCGTAAAATGTAATGCCGTTATGGAATCTAAATATATAAGCTCTGTCAGCCTTGTATTTATAAACCAAGTCATTTAGCATTTTTTGGATAATAACGTTGTTATTTATGTCCGTTTTTACCTCGTTTGTTTTTATATCATCCTCAACAATCTCAGTTATCAATGGTCGGTAATAGAACAAAATAAAAGCAATTAGCAAAATAATAATTACTTGCGTTTTCATTTTGCGTAACTGCTCTAAAATGTTCTTAATCTCTTGCATTAGAATGGACCTTCACTTACTACAGGATTATAATCAATCTCAGGTAAAGTCAATAACCACGCATCACATGGTATAGACTCAGCTTGTGCTAATGTACATCCGTTCACCTCTTCATTTGAGATAAACCAATTACCATCTGCATCTTGCAAAGGGTTGAAATATTGACCTTGAAATCCCCATACTTTACCTACAAGAATATTCTTTTGCTCTAGTGTTAATTTTCTTACTTTACTCATAGTTTAATATGTTGGATAGAACTTACCAGTTCCACTATTATATAATGTTGTTATCTCAGTAGGTGTTAATTGTTTTGTCCAAATGTTTAATTCATCGATTAAAGAACCATTTTTAGAATAATTTATCAATGTATTATTTAAGTTTGCTACTCCGATATTGCAATACATTGTAGATGTATTTACTACATTTGTTGTTATGCTATCAGAAAAAGCTAAAGTACCATTAACATATATTTTATTACCGGTACTATTTTTTCTTGTAATGACACAGTTATACCATGTATTCGGAGAGAAATTTATTCCAGACCCTATGTGGAAAATACTTGTCGTACCATTATAGTAATCAAGTGTTAACTCTGCATTATTCATGTAAATTTGCCATCCATAATATATAGATGATAAATTTAAGGATGTAATTATAGCAGCAGAAGAAGAGTAAGTTGGGGAATAATACCAAAAAGAAATAGTAAAATCACTACTAAAATTTAATGAATTATTAGGTAGGCCAACATAGGCATTAGTTCCATTAAAAGCAAAAGCATTTCCACTCTTACCCGTTGTGTAAGTTAATCCACCTTGTGCAGTCCCATTATTACTAGCAAATGAATCGTTTGCATTTGATTCTGCTTTATATACATTTCGTAAACTAGTCAAAAATGGACTAGCACCACCTTTCATAGCAGTAGCTTTCAACGTTGGAACGTGATTATTAAGAATTCCGTACCCGTAAAACATTTTAACCTAAGATTAAGTTAACTGATCCACTTGTTAAGTCAACACCACTAAATAACACACCTTGACCTGTAATCAATGCACCCGCTTTAACAGCAGTTGCTGGAGTAGTAATATACGTAGACTTAACATCTGAACCAGCTACTTTAATAGATGCAAAAACTGTATCTTCTAACACAAAAATACCAGCAATTACAGCAGTTACTTCCGTCGTGTCATTCACTAATTTA